CCTCCAGCCTCTTCACCATCCTTCGGAAAGCCTTTCAGGATCGTCTTGTCATCGTCAGCCATTGCGTCCTAACTCCCTTTTTGCGGCAAGTTCACTCTGACGTTGAGTGGACTCCAGGTTGGAGATGATGTCTTGCAAGGCAGATATCTGTGCAATACTGCCTAACATGATGTCGTGTGTTAGCTGCTGACCTCTGTAAGCCTGGGTGAGGAAGCTTACAGTGGATGTTATACGATCTTGGATATAGGGCGTGACAATAGACGCAATGACGGCAGCATTCATGCCGTCCTCCATCTTGTCTAGGTCACTTTCTCGGCTCATCCGAACTTCCGCAGATCACCTTCATAGTCAAGTCCACGGGGCAGCCACAAGTTGGACATGCCACGCTTAGCCGCTTCGAGTTCGTGGTTTCGCTCCAGGAGGAGGGCGATAACCTCCATCTGGATCCAGAACCCTTTCTCGAGGAACGCTTGGCGAGCTGCGAGATTATCTCTGGGAATGCTCCCCTTGTTTTTATAGAACCAGATTGTGAGGTCAGCCAAGCGCCGTTCCAGCGCTCTGTTCCCGCTAGCTTGCGCATTGTGGAGAAGTTCCTCAATGAGCTTTTCTTCGGAGCGTCCTTCCTTCACTTGTATTTCCCGACCTTCTCGGATGCGTTGGAGCCCTTCGTCTTGGCGATGAAACCACTATCACCCTTAGACACTTCATGGCCTGGATAGCCCTTGTTACGGCTCTGAGGCCATGCCGAGGGAGTGATTTCCTTAGTTAGGAGACCCCCACCCTTGATGGTGTTGGTAGCATTAGGGCCCATATCCCTACCACCACTGGTGTCCTTAGGCGCGCCAGTGTCATACATGATCGCACCTCTGTGGTTGACCATGCGATTTTCTGAAGCAGACATACCACCTCCTACTTCGCCAAACTGAATGACAGGCTTGAACCTGTCTACATTGACTTCACCTTCGAGGTCCTGATCAACTCCACCAGGATCATCTGGGTCCTGAGCACCCAAATCCTTCTTACCCATTACTTTTTCCTTCCTCTGCCCTTCTTGCCCTTCAGCCGATCGACGCCCTTGATAGTACCCTTATTGCGACTGGCGTAGAAGACGCTCTCGCCTTTCTTGGGACCGTATTCTTTCTGCATCGCAGACTTGATCTTGTTGCCTTTACTGGTCAAGGGCATGATGGGTCTCCGATTGGTTGCATGCCCATATATAAAGCCATGCAGGGCGCATGTCACGCATTCGGCGGCATCCCCGTGGCTGGCTTGCCTATCTGGTTGATCTGCGCCGGAAGGCTAGAACCACCCCCAGGAGGGGCTCCCCCGTTACCAGCTGCTCCCGGCGCAGATGCTCCCCTCTGCCCTCCACCTCCAGCCTGTCCTATCATATTAGCAGCGCCCATAGTTCGCTCTATTTCAGCGTTCTGAGCGTCCGGCTGCATCTCGTCTTGGTTCTTCTCAATATCGTCTGGGTTAATGTTAAGGCGGGTCATCAAGTAGCGAAGGCTCTTCTCAGCGGAAAAGCGCATCTGATACGCTTGGAAGAGCAAGGGGTTCGAGCTGACCGCTTGGGTGAGCGACATGAACTTCTGAAAGTCCAGCGCCTTGGCCATCGTGCTAGAAAGGCCGAAGACCCTAAACTGAGCTTTGTTGGCAAAGAGTGCAAAACGCTCTTCAGGCGACGCGCGCATAAGCAAGAGGGCGACGGTCTTATCAATAACGCTCTCCATGATTGATGAGTTGATATCGTCAGCGTTCTGGAGCATGGTGAGCCAGCTCTTGCGAACGATAGTCTCGATCCAGAACTCGATATCAGCGACAATCCCATCGAGGGTGATAGCCTGACTCTGGCTGGCCTCGACAATCTCAGTTGCACGAACTTGCTTGCCCGGCAGGTTGCCTAGCTTCAGCTCGTTCGTCATCATGGCTTCATTGTATTCACGGCCTACGGCCTCATAGACAGCCATGGCATCATTAGGCACGTTGCCCTCAGCAACCACCTCCATCACCTTGGCATTGTGTGGCAGTGTCTGCTTCACAGCGAGAGTCATGCCCTGCTTGATGCCGCCCTCGACCTGACTCGGGTCCTCAAGATCTTCGATGCGCAGCTGTCTGACGCCCCATACTGCCGCCATGCCGCCATCCAGAATGAGATTGAACATCTCATTCATGGCAATGTTCAGGCTGCTAGCAGTGTCACACAGAGCTTTGTGCCATACACTGAAAGGTACTCTAATGATAGGAGAGACACAGAATGGACTCTCCTGATGCCAGAATGGATTAGGCTCAGGGGGCCTAATGAGAATTTTATCATTAGCGACAGTGCAGACGATGTTCCTATGGGCAACTGTACCGTCCTGCTTAAGCAGAGTGCCCCAGAACTCTGTAAGGACAACACGCTTACGGAAGCTAGGAGTGACCGTCTCATTCTGGTTGCGGTCCCACTCAGTACGCTCCTCATCCTCAGGCCGCTTATAGTCAGTATTGATTAGCAAGTCCACGGCGGCCTTATCGTAGATGCCACTCTCGGCACCTTGCATCACTTCATCCAAATCCCGCTCGACTTTGTGTATCTCGTACAGGCCTCGGCCAGTAGGATCAGGATAATAGTCCTCAGTCCGGACTAGATCAACACGGAGCTTCCACTCATCAGTCTCCTCCATTTGGAGCTGATCTTCACTGTCCTTTACAGTGACATCCTTGCGCTGAAATGCATACTTGCGCGTAGGCATCATGCCGCCATGCACCTTGACGATCATGAGGCTCTCAAGGAGGCCTACCTTCACTGCATCGCTAATGACGATAGGAAGCACGGTGGTCTGATTGTTGCCAGCCCACAGATCCTTGAAGAACGTGTTCAGGATCGCCCGAACCTGTCCGCCGCTGATCTGCTGAGCGAGCGACCTATCAAGGTCCACTGAGTACCAATCACCGAACTTCATTAGGCCGCGCTTAATAAAGGCGGCTAGTTGTTCGACAGATGTCGAGGTCTTCGGTATGAATTCTGTTGATTGCCCGTCCTGCTTCTGGGACCAATCCTGGCGACCGAAGAAGGCATCTCGGTTAATGCGGTTCTGCTGAAGCCGATCAACCTTTGCATCATCGGCTTCGGTAAAGCAAGCCCGGACAGCTTGGATAACGGATAGGTTATCGTCTGGCGCGACCTTCTCGTCATCCCCCGCCTTCTTCTTTGCGCCGCCTGCCATACGAGGGCCCCTTTATGCGCCTTTCAGCTCGACGGCTCATATCATATACGCAACGGACGTGCACTCCAAGGCGGTTCTCGGCATCCGAGTTCATTGGAATGTGACAGACGCGGCATTTTACGCGAGGCCTCTCAACTTTTCCGAAAGCCCTCTGGATTTTTTCAGAAACGTCTTCCAAATCCATAACCCGGCTGAGCAATCCGGACCTTCTGGCTGGGGAGTCTATCGGATGGCGGTTTCACTGGTTCTTCATAGGAGATCCAATAGCCTAGCGCATCGCTAGTATGGGTCCGTCTGAAGTAAGGATCCTTCTTGTTTCGTACCTTGAATATGCCTCCTCTCGGATCTCTAAGCACCCCTTCGAGGTCTGCAATGAGTTCCACGCAGCTTGGGTCAATTTGCAGCCGAATGTACCCTTTTTCGTCTTTGCACAGTCGATTGACAGAATTGACACGATCAGCGATCCTAGGGTTCTCGGGAGGTACACGCATCTTAATGGGCAGGTTGAAGGATCGCATCTCTTGCATAACAGTAAAGTAATCGGACTTACCTGTTTGGCCTGTTCGCCTCTCGCCTGTTGCATCGCCATAGATCCAAATCTCCGCCTCATGGGTTGGAAAAGCCGCTTTGAACATCTCGCACATCTCGGGGATAGAGCCCTCGTCCAGGATCAGCTCTTTGAAGATCCTGAATATCGGCCCATCTGTTTGTCCCACAAGAGAAACCATGGGCTCAACGTTGAAGTCCATGGTCCAGCATATCGGCCGTCTAAGCGAGAATTCCTCTTGTGTTCGTACATGCAGCTCTCGACTGAAGGAACCATAGGCCCTAGAGCCTCCAATTCCTGGGAGCCACTCACCTTCAAGGCGAATTCTCCGGCTAAGGCTGCCCAAGGGATATATACTCTCAAGACGTTTGATCTCCTCGCGAGGGATACCTGGATTGTCGTAGATAGAGGCTCCGAACAACGCTGCGTGTGGCAGCTGGCCCGATTTCCAAGGTTGGATAATCTTAGAGAAGACCCAGCTCACTGTCGAGTTGATGCCCTCTGGTGGAAGAATAGTGGCGGTGCAGAAGAACCTTAGTGGCCTGGAACCCACCCTGATGACTGCCTCCTCATATATCTCCCATGGATGCTCTTCATCCATGTGGAACCAATCTTTTTCAGCGCCCTGATACTTGCGTCGGCCTGAGTCCGCGGACTTGAAGCCTATCAGTGAACCATTCTTGAGCCGTAGTATCTGGTCGTCGACCCTCCAGCTGTCAATTTCATGCGCAGGAATGAAAGGAGGATGCCTTTGGCCAGCTGGAACGAAGCCATTGTCAAAGTATTTCGGTTGGATGACATCTCGAGAGGTAGGAAAATCAAGGGCGCTGACCCATCCTGATGTTGCACGATCCAGCACTTGCACAGAACTGGCTGTCCCATCACTGTTTGTCTGAATTTTCCTGTTTTCTGCCCCAAATCTAGCGAGAGAGGCACCAGCATAAGCTCCGCCATCTGATTTTCCTGATCTGTTAGCAGCGATGAACCAGTTCTCAGGAGCCAACCCCTGTATAACTGAGCTGACGAAAGCTCTCTGCTTGGCATGCAGGACATAATTTCGAATAGGATCGCCTGCTCGGCGCTTCTCAAGCTCAGTTGCGACAGCTAAAAGATGCTCTTTTCCCAGTCGAACAGGCATTCCGAGGGGCGGATAAGGGGGGTCCAAGGGCTACCTTTTGAGTTGTATTTTGGCCACATTTCCCGAAAAATGTATCCAAATCAAGGTGTTATCTTGACTTCGATGTGCCATAATGACGGGATTGTGACCCTTGGGGAACCCTAACATGACCAGCATGCCCGCGCCAGGCCCACAATCGACTGCATCCATGGAAACTTTCAAGTTTAAGTATGCTCAGCAGGGAGAAAACTTCAGGGATGTGGCTTGTAGGGTATCTTCGGTTTTGGCTGATAACGATATCCACTTCAGATCGTTTAGGGATATCCTATTGGATGGTCGGTTCTCCCCAGCTGGCCGGATTTTGTCCAGTCTCGGCACGACCAAACGCGTTACCCCCTACAATTGCTTCGTCTCGGGTCCCATTGAAGATTGTCTACGAGGTCCTGGGTCTATATTGGGGCGCTTCGATGAGGCGGCGGAGACTATGCGAAGGGGTGGAGGGATCGGTTATGACTTTTCCACTCTTCGACCTGCAGGGACCCTTATACGTCAGCTTGGGAGTCACGCTACCGGCCCAGTGGGATTTCTGGAACTATACAATACCCTCGGCACAGTCATCGCCTCTACGGGTGAGCGTAGGGGAGCGCAGATGGGGGTACTCCGTGTTGATCACCCAGACATCGAGCTATTTATTCGCGTCAAGCATAACTCCGACAAGATTAACAGGTTCAATCTTAGTATCGCCATCACTGACAAGTTCATGGA